AACCTAAAAAGAAAAAGTAATGGCTACTAAAAGTAATATGTCTTGCAATAAGGTTATGCGTTCAGATAGGGCGGGTAAAAAGAAGATGGTTAAGGCTTGTGAGGGTGGTAAGGAAAAGCTTATACACTTCGGTGCTAAGGGTTATGGACACAACTACTCGGCAGCGGCACGTAAATCTTTTAAGGCAAGACACAAGTGTGGTACAGCAAAGTCTAAGCTGACAGCTAGGTACTGGGCTTGTAAGAAGTTATGGGCAGGAAAGGGTGGCTCTACTAAGAGTTCACCTTCAAGTAAACGACTTTCCGTAGTATTACTGATAGGATGTTTATATGCATTATATCAATTTTTCTTTTTTAGCATACGAGAAGTTAAAAACGAGTTTAGTAAGAGACATGAAACATTATCTTCCCAATTAGAAGGTATAAAAAAAGAATTAAGTGAGTTAAGAGAAAAAATAAACTTACTTATTGATAGAGTTAAAAATAAATAATTATGTTAAAGGGTGTAATAGGAGAGATATTCGGGAAGTTATTTAATAGTGCCGAGGGTATACTCGATGAGATTATAACAACAGACGAGGAAAGAAAGGAGCTTAAGATAGAGCTTAAACGTATTCTACTAGAGGCGGAGCGTGAGGCTTTTGCTGAGCGTGAGGCTTTTGCTAAGGAGGTGGAGGATAGAAAGGATGCTCGGTCCTTATACAAGAGTGACGCTTTGATTCAGAAGATACTAGCCACTCTATTTACAGCAGCATACTTTAGTTTAACTTATATTATGTTTAAATACTTTGTATTACATGATGTCGAGTTGTCTGAGTATGAGATAGGTTTTATCTCTACAGTGTTTGGTGCAATGAGTGCTAAGGTTAATACAATTATTGATTTCTTCTTTGGGGGGTCAAGTAAGGATAGTAGTAAATAAGTTTTACTATCTTTGTAGAAATTAATTATAACTTAAATTTATTCAAATGAAAAAGATTACAGACAAAGAACTAGAGGGTCTTCAAACAATGACTACAGAGTTTAACAACTTAAAGACACAGTTAGGTGACTTAACACTACAGAAGCATGGAGTATGTTTACGTGTTGAGGAATTAAAGGCTGAGTTTGTAGAGCTTGAGAAGTCTCTAATGGAAACATACGGTTCTGACTCTATTATTAACATGGAGACAGGAGAGATAAAAGAAAAAGAAAAAGATGGCGAAGATAAATAACACTACGGTTTATCCTAATGTAACACCAACACAAGATGACTTTGTTATCTTAACGGATGTAAGTGATAGCGATGCAACTAAGACTTGTACAGTAAATGACTTTCAAGGTTTCTTTGGGACGCATACCCTAGTAAAAACTCTAACTACAGCAGAGTTGTTAAATTCTTTTGTAACGCCAATTATATTATTACCTGCTCAAGGGGCAAATAAAATTATCGTTCCTTACGGGACAGTTGTATATAAATCAGATTTCAATACACAGGCCTTTAACTTTACCAATGCAACCTTACAGTATGATAGTGTGGTGTTAAATACAGTTGGTACAGCTATACTGAATACAGGGTCTGATTACGTTGGTCTTTCCAATGTTACACCTGGTGCAGCAAGTGTTGCTGGTAATAATAATTTGTTATTTAAAGCAACTACAGGTAACCCAACACAGGGGGATGGTACACTAACTATCAACCTTCAATACAGAATAGTAGAAATATAGAGATATGGCAAAGATTGAGAACACTACAGTATACCCTACGGTAACCCCATCAGCGGATGACTTACTAATCGCTACAGATGTAAGTGATAGTAATAAGACGGTAACCTTTAAGGTTAGTTCTATTGTTGGGGCAGGTGGTGTTGCTCAAGATTTACAGTCTGTATTAACAGCAGGTCACACTTCTACATTAGGGATTACACTCACAGGTGCTAGTGGTAATATTGCTTGTACAGATATATACCCAGTAACGGTAACAGCACAGGGTAATACAGGAAATGCAGGTCAGATACTAAGTTCAACAGGTTCAGGTATACAGTGGATAAATAGCCCAACGGTTACATGTTGTGGCTTGAATGATGTGCTTACAGTTAGTAATACAGCAACTACAGCTATTAATGTTAACGGGGTAGCTTTAACAGTACAAAATGCTGGGGGAGGTGTTAGGATATTAAATCCAGCTACCCTTACAAATAGTGGTACAAGTACGTTTACAAATACTGTAAATGTAAACGGAACATCCTTAAGCTTTGATGCTACAGGTCAGATTAATGACAGTAATGGAGTTATAGGAACTGCAGGTCAGTTTTTAACTTCTGAAGGTCCTGGAGCAGGAGTAGCATGGTCTAGTACTTTACCAACCGCAGCTAACCCTACGCTACAACAGGTACTTACTGCAGGTAATACTGCAGCAGGTGTAGGCATAACCTTTTCAGGTACAAGCACTATAGTTTTAGGGGCTAGTAATGGAATTAATTCTTCTGGTACAAATGAGTTTAGTGGTAATAATAAATATACAGCCACAGGAAATTTAGCTACAACATCTGCGATAACACTTGCAGCTAACGCTACTATATTTGCGGGTACTGGAATAGGAACTTCAGGTCAAGTTTTAGCTAGGAGTGGTACGGATATTAAGTGGACAACATTAAGTTTAACACCTAATACATTACAACAGGTACTAGATACAGGTAATAGTGCTACGGGTGCTAATGCAAATATTACGCTAAGTGGTTTTATAAAACCAGGTACTATAAAAGACGGTGCTGGTTCAGTAGGGGCGGCAGGACAAGTTCTTAGCTCAACAGGTTCAGCGTTAGCTTGGACTGCAGCTGGAACAGGGGCAGTAGCCTCAGTAACTGGAGCAGGTGCAGGAACATCTACAGGTGCTGCATTAACTATTGCACCAACAACAGGTTCAGTAGTTGTAACACCAAACGCTTTTAATGGGGCTGCTAATGTAGGTCATGTACCAAGCTCTGCAGCAGCAAGTCAGACAACAACATTCTTAAGAGCAGATGGCTCATGGCAGGTTCCTGCAGCAGATGCTCCCCATGGAATAGAAAACTTTAAGTTCTATAGTGATAACGTTAGTTATGCGGGTTCAACATACTATACACTAAATGAATTATCATCAACCCCAAAGTCTGACATATTATCTTTAGCAGTTAACCCTTTAGCTGCCATGACTTATTCAGAAGAGATGGCGGGTATTATATTCACCAACCCTGGTGATGGAACATGTGCATCAGGGTTTAATGATATAGCGATATGTAATGGGAAGGTTCAGATTGGAGCTAACCAGGCAGGTACATTTAGAGTAACCCTATGGAAACTACAACTCTGTGGAGGGGTAGCGGCTACCATAGCTGGATATGCAGCTATAACATTAGGTGGTGGTGGTGCTATGGGATGTGCAGATATAACATGGGTGTCTACAGCGTTAAGAACATTAGAGCCAGGTTACGCTTTTTATGTTACATTTGATACAGGAACTACAACGTTTACGTCAGGTTTATCTTTTATGACAAACTTTTCTTTACGCTGGTAATAAAATAAATTAAAATTAAATGAAATGGACATTAGAAAAATATCAATCGGTTCAGACTATAAGTCTGGAGCAATGCACTACATTGTAGGGCAAGACGTACTAGGGGGTTCACATAAGATACACCTCATCCAAGCGGGAGATAATTCCTATAAGATATGGATACAGAAGGATGATACTGTTTATATGTGGAAGGAGTTCCTTAACACCCTACCAATATCTTTAGAATTTAATATAAACTTTTAATGAGGTCTCCATACAACTTTATTGTTGAACCCCTTAACGATAGGAGGTACGACAATGTGAAGGATATGGATGGTACTGAGGTTATAACAAGTGTATCTCAGGAGGACCATATATCTTCTAATAGACAAGCAAGGGTAGTAGCACTACCAATATCATACGAAGGGCCTGTAAGCGTGGGGGACACATTACTAGTGCACCACAATGTTTTTAAGTTTTACTACGACATGTATGGTAGGCAGAAGAGTGGTAGGAGTTTTCTCAAGGATAACCTATTCCTAGTTGACTACGAGCAGTTCTTTTTATATAAACAAGACGGTGAGTGGAACGCTCATGGTAAGTATTGTTTTATAAAACCAATTAAGGCACGAGAGTCTACTATTATGAAAAGAGGTGAGGAGCCTTTGATGGGTATAGTAAAGTATATTAATCAAGAGCTAATAGACTTAGGTGTTAAGGTGGGTGATGAGATTTCTTTTACACCAGACAGTGAGTACGAGTTTACTGTGGATGATGAGAAGCTATACAGGATGTTTACAAATAATATAACAATTATAATTTAATCATGGGAGTACAAAAAAACGTAGGCTTACTAAAAGCTAAGGTAGATGCATTGACAACAAACCTACAGACCTTAATACTAGAAGAGAAGCAGACTAGGGATATGGTCCTTGGGGCTTTACAAATTTTAAAGCACATGCCAGGTCATGAAAAAGCATTAGCAGAAATGACAAAACTTTACGAAGAAAATGAAGATAAGGGAGATAAAGCTTAGTATAATAGAGGCTGGTGAGAAAGCTGTTAAGCAGTTAGTAAAGGTAGCTAAGGAGGATATTATAAAGTATGAGGCTGAAGACCCTTTAGCGGCAGATAGATTAAAGAATGCTGCGGCCACTAAGAAGCTTGCTATATTCGATGCGTTTGAAATACTTAAACGTATAGAGGAGGAGCGTGCCTTATTAGATGGTACAGTGGCAGAAAAGAAAAGTAATACACCAAAAGGATTTGCAGAGTCAAGGTCAAAATAGTTTACACAGGGTACTTAATAAGTATATACCCAGACAGGTTCTTACCACAAAGAATAAGGCTAAGACCTGGAAGTATGGTTATAACGAAAAGTATGACGTAGTAATAATATCAAAGACAGGTCAGATAGATACTGTTATGGATATAAACGGATTAAAGATTGCACTACCTAAAGCCCCAAAAAAAATAGACAGTAGGTCTAAGAAGAAAGAGGAACAGTACTGGGAGCCCACAGAGATATCAAAGGAGCTTTCTAGGATAAAGTCTATCTTCCAATGGCACGACACCCCTGATGTATTTAAGGGTAAGTGGGTTGACTATATCGAGCAGGAGTTTGATAGAAGAGAGCAGGGTCATTGGTTTATGAATAACGGTATACCCACATACGTTACAGGTACACACTATATGTATTTACAGTGGACAAAGATTGATGTAGGTCACCCTGACTTTAGAGAGGCTAATAGAATCTTTTATATTTTCTGGGAGGCGTGTAAGGCAGACAAAAGAAGTTTTGGTATGTGTTACCTAAAGATAAGACGTTCAGGTTTTTCTTTTATGAGTTCGTGTGAGGGTGTTAACCAGGCTACGATAACAAAAGATTCTAGGATAGGTATACTATCTAAAACAGGTTCTGATGCCAAGAAAATGTTTACAGATAAGGTTGTGCCTATATCTAACAACTACCCGTTTTTCTTTAAGCCTATACAGGATGGTATGGATAAACCTAAGACAGAGTTAGCCTATAGGGTTCCTGCATCTAAGATTACTAAGAAGAATATGTCTACTATATCTGACGAAGAGTTAGAGGGGTTAGATACAACAATTGACTGGAAGAATACAGGGGACAATAGTTATGATGGTGAAAAGCTACAGCTACTACTACACGATGAGAGTGGTAAGTGGGAAAAGCCTGACAATATTCTAAACAACTGGCGTGTAACAAAAACATGTCTAAGGTTGGGTAGCAAGGTTATTGGTAAGTGTATGATGGGTTCTACCTCTAATGCGTTAGATAAGGGTGGTAGAAACTTTAAGAATCTATATGAGGACTCATTCCCGTCTAAACGTAATGCTAACGGTCAGACTAAAAGTGGTCTGTACTGTTTGTTTATACCTATGGAATGGAACTTTGAGGGTTATATAGATAGGTATGGTATGCCTGTGTTTAAGACCCCCGATAAACCTATTGTAGGTATAGATGGTGAGGATATAAAGTTTGGTGCTGTAGACTACTGGGAGAATGAGGTGAGTTCACTGTCACAGGATGCAGATGCATTGAATGAGTTTTATAGACAGTTCCCTCGTACAGAGTCTCACGCATTCAGGGATGAGAGTAAGCAGTCTATATTTAACCTAACAAAGATATACCAGCAGGTAGATTATAATGACTCTTTAATAATGGACCACCACGTAACAAGGGGTTCATTCCATTGGAAGGATGGTATAAAGGATAGTAAGGTTATATGGTCACCTAATAAGAATGGAAGGTTTCTAGTAAGCTGGACTCCTCCTCCACACCTACAGAATAGGGTTATAGTAGACCGAGGTATTAAAAAACCAGGTAACGAGGATATAGGTTCGTTTGGTTGTGACTCCTATGATATATCAGGGGTAGTTGTGGGTAAGGGTTCTAACGGTGCACTACATGGTTTGACTAAGTTTAATATGCAAGAGGCTCCAAGTAATGAGTTCTTCTTAGAGTATATAGCTAGGCCTCAGACAGCAGAGATATTCTTCGAGGAGGTACTGATGGCGTTAGTATTTTATGGTATGCCGATACTGTGCGAGAACAATAAACCTAGGCTACTGTATCATTTAAAGAACAGGGGGTATAGGGGGTACTCACTGAATAGACCTGATAAAACGTATATAAAGCTGTCTAAGACAGAGAAAGAGCTTGGTGGTATACCTAACACATCTGAGGATGTTAAACAGTCTCACGCATCAGCTATAGAGTCTTATATAGAAAAGTATGTGGGCATTGATTTTGATGGAACGTATAGGGACGCAGGTGATATGGGGAGTATGTTTTTTGGTAAGACACTAGAGGATTGGGCTAAGTTTGATATAACCAACAGGACTAAGTTTGATGCTGCTATAAGTTCAGGGTTAGCTATCATGGCTAACCAGAAGCACTTATACACTCCATCTAAACAAAAGTCAAAAATAAGTATTAACTTTGCTAAATACAATAACACCAGCAATAAAAGTCAAATAATTAGATGAAAGACGTTAAAATTAATATAAACTCTGCTGCGTTTCCTGACCAGTTTGCTTCCGATAAACAAAAGGCATCTGATGAGTTTGGTTTACAGGTAGGTCAAGCAATACAATACGAGTGGTTTAGAAAGGATGGTAATGGGTGTAGGTTTTATAACCAGTGGGGAGAGTTTCACAAGTTAAGACTATACGCAAGGGGAGAGCAGTCAGTAGCAAAGTATAAGAATGAGTTGGCGGTAGACGGTGACCTTTCATACCTAAACTTAGACTGGACACCTGTTCCTATTATACCAAAGTTTGTAGACATTGTTGTTAACGGAATGTCTGACAGATTATTCAAGGTTAACTGTGTTGCAATGGATGCATTGTCAGCAGAGAAGCGTAATGAGTTTCAAAGAATAGTAGAAACAAATTTTATTAATCAAGATTTATTTAGACAGGTAGAAGGTGATTTTGGTGTAAAGTTATTTGATGTAAACCCTGATACCTTACCTGTAAATAATACTGAGATGGAGTTGTATATGCAACTCAACTATAAGCCAGGTATTGAAATAGCAAACGAGATTGCTATAAACACAATGCTTGAGGAAAATCATTATGTAGACGTAAGAAAAAAAGTAGACTACGATATCACTACACTAGGGATAGGGATATGTAAGCACGAGTTTCAACAGGGTGATGGTATACGTGTTGAATACGTAGACCCTGCAAATGTAGTGTATAGTTACACAGAGGACCCGTACTTTAAAGACTGTTTTTACTGGGGCGAGATTAAAACTGTCCCTATTGGGGAGTTAGTTAAGATAGACCCTAAGATTACTAACGAGCAGATGGAGGAGATATCTAAGTATAGCCAGTCATGGTATGACTACTACAACGTGGCGGCTATGTATGAGAACAGTATGTTTTCAAGAGATACCTGTGGGTACATATAAGACTGTAGAGAAAACAGATGACTTTAACCCACCTCAAGAGATGATGGATGAGGGTGAGTTTGAGAGAGTAGAGAAAAGAATTGACGTATGGTATGAGGGTGTTATGGTTATGGGAACTAACATAATCCTTAAATGGAATATGATGGAGAACATGGTACGACCTAACTCAGCTAATCAGTTTGCTATGCCTAACTATGTAGCGTGTGCACCACGTATGTATAAAGGAGTGTTAGAGTCTTTAGTTAGACGTATGATTCCTTTTGCAGACCTTATTCAAATTAGTCACCTTAAGATACAACAGGTTGTAGCTAAGGTAGTACCAGATGGTGTGTTTATAGATGCAGATGGATTAAATGAAGTAGACTTGGGTACAGGGGCTGCATACAACCCTGAAGATGCTTTAAGGTTATACTTCCAAACAGGTAGTGTAATTGGTAGAAGCTACACACAGGACGGTGAGTTTAATAACGCTAGGGTTCCTATACAACAGCTTACATCTAACAGTGGTCAGAGTAAGATGCAGATGCTTATAGGAAACTATAACCACTACCTAGGTATGCTTAGACAGGTTACTGGGTTAAACGAGGCTAGAGATGGTTCTATGCCTGACCCTAATTCATTGGTTGGTGTTCAAAAGCTTGCAGCGTTAAACTCTAACGTTGCAACAAGACATATACTAAACGCAAGTTTGTATATAACTAAAACGTTAGCTGAGTGTTTATCTATAAGAACTGCAGATGTATTACAGTATGCAGACTTTAGAGATGAGTTTGCTATGCAGATAGGAAAGTACAACCTTGGTATACTAGAGGATATTAAAAATTTATATCTATATGACTTTGGTATTTTTGTAGAGATGAGTCCTGATGAAGAGGAGAAGGCACAGCTTGAACAGAATATACAGATGTCACTACAGAATGGTGGTATTGACTTAGAGGACGCTATTGATATTAGAACTATTAACAACCTTAAGATGGCTAACCAGCTGTTAAAGGTTAAGCGTAAGCAGACACAGGCTGAACGTCAGCAGCAAGAACAACAAAAGATGCAGGCTGAAGGTCAGATGCAGATGCAACTACAACAGCAGTCAGCACAGAATGAAATGCAGAAAACTCAGATGGAGATACAGGCTAAGATACAAGTTAAGCAGGCTGAGATTGCGTTTGAAATGGAGAAGCAGTCAGCGGAAGCAGACCTTAAACGTAGGCTGATGGATGTAGAGTTTAACTACGCTATGAAGATGCAAGGACTACAGCAGTCACAGATTGACTCAAGAGAGACTCAGAAAGAGGACGCTAAGGCGGCACGTATAAGTATGGGGAATAGTCAGCAATCACAAATGATTGAACAGCGTAAGCGTAACCTACCCGCAATAAACTTTGAGTCAAACGAGGATAGTTTGGATGGGTTTGACCTTGCTGAGTTTAACCCTAGATAGGCTTAAATAAATAAAATAAATAAGTATTAACTTTGTAAAAATTAAATCTAATGGAAGAAGAAAACAAATTTACTGTACGTGAAGTTACAGGTGTCGAGAAGTCGGCAGTAGAAGTTGAGGAGCAGTTATTAAAGGAGCACGAAGAAAAGTTCGATGACTCTACTGATACTGAGCCTGAAGTTGAGAAGGTAGAGATACCAACAGAACAAGCTCCCGCACCAGAGTTAAATGATGCAGACGTTCTTTCTTATATTAAGAATAGATACGATAGAGATATCGACTCGGTAGACCAGTTGTTTGAGACGCAAGAATCAAACGAGGATTTACCTGAAGATGTTTCTGCGTACTTTAAGTACAAAAAAGAAACTGGTCGTGGTATTGAGGACTTTGTAAAACTACAAAGAGACTATGATAGCATGGACAGTAACACACTGTTGTCTCAGTATTATGCTCACACCGAGGAAGGCTTGGATAGTGAGGATATAAAGGATTTAATGGAGGATAAGTTTGGTTACGATGAAGAACTAGATGATGAGTCAGACATTAAGAAGATTGAGAGAGCAAAGAAAAGAGAACTTGTAAAAGCTAAAAAGTTTTTCAATGAGCAAAAAGATAAGTATAACATTCCTCTTGAGTCAAGTGGGGGTGGATTATCTGATAAGCAAAGTGAGGAGTTTGATAGAATGAAGAGTTATATAGAGGAATCTAACACTGCTGGTGAAGCACAGAAGAAGAGGTATGATTACTTTTTGAATAAAACCGATGAGGTTTTTAACGATGAGTTCAAAGGTTTTGAGTTCAATGTCGGAGAGAAAAGTTTCACCTTCAAACCTGGTGATGCTACTGAGTTAAAGGGTAAGCAGTCTGATGTAAACAATTTCATAAATAAGTTTATGGATAGTGAGTCAGGTCTTATCAATGATGCTCAGGGATATCATAGAGCTATGTCGGTTGCTATGAACCTTGACAAATTTGCTGAATTCTTTTACAATCAGGGTATGACTGACACTGTAGATAATGTTTCTAAAAAATCAAAGAACATTAATATGGATGTAAGGAGCACCCCACAGAATTTCAGTAAAGATGGATTGAAGATTAGAACCGTAGGCGATACGAGTAGTGGTAAGGGACTCAAAATTAGAAGTATTAAAAAATTATAAACTATTAAAAAATTTAAAAAATGGCAGTTTTAGGAACACCAGGATTCGATTTACAGCCTAGTGCACAACAGGTAGCATTAGCATCGAACTACATTACTAACTTCGATTTCTTGAATCAGTATCTTCCAGATACATACGAGAAAGAATTCGAGCGTTATGGAAACAGAACAGTAGCATCATTCTTACGAATGGTTGGTGCTGAGATGCCTTCTAACTCAGACCTTATCAAATGGGCAGAGCAGGGGCGATTACACACAAAGTACACAGGATGTACGTCAGCTGCAGCAGCTGCACAGGATATAGCGGTATGGACTATACCAACAGCTCAAGTTAATCCAGCAGCTCCAGCTTCAAGTGCTCCAGCTAACGGGTTTTCAGCAATCAGAGTAGGTCAAACTATTATGATTTCTGACGAGACAGCAGGTTCAACTTTGCAAAATAAAGCAGTTGTTACAGCTGTTTCACCTACAGCTCCTTTTACAGTAACGGTAGCTTACTATGAAGCAGGTGGTCAGACAATGGCAGCAGCTACAGCTTGTAGTATATTTATTTACGGTTCTGAGTTCAGAAAAGGAACAGATGGAATGTCAGGTTCTTTAGAGGCTCAAGACTTTATCTTTGAAAACTCTCCAATCATCATTAAGGATACTTACGAGGTAAGTGGTTCTGATATGGCACAGATTGGATGGGTAGAGATTGCTACTGAAAACGGAGGTACAGGATACTTATGGTACATGAAGTCTGAGCACGAGACTCGTCTACGTTTCGAGGACTACTTAGAGACAGCTATGATTGAGGCAGTACCAGCAGAAGTAGGTTCAGGTGCTATTGCAGCAGCTTCACCTGTAGGTAACAAAGGTTCTGAGGGAGTATTCTATGTTGTAAACAACAGAGGAAACGTTTGGTCTGGAGGTAATCCAACAACTCTTGCAGGATTTGATAGCGTTATCCAACGTCTTGATAAGCAAGGTTCTATTGAGGAGAACGTAATCTTTGTAAACAGAGACTTCTCTTTCGATATTGACGATATGTTAGCGGCACAAAACTCTTACGGAGCAGGTGGTACTTCATACGGTCTTTTCGATAACGATGAGGATATGGCTCTTAACTTAGGGTTCACAGGATTCCGTAGAGGTTATGACTTTTACAAATCAGATTGGAAATACTTAAACGACCCAACAATGCGTGGTGGTTTAGTTGGTGGAAAAATTAGCGGAATGTTAGTTCCTGCAGGTTCTACTACAGTATATGACCAAATCTTAGGGAAGAACGCTAAACGTCCATTCTTACATGTACGTTACCGAGCTTCTGAGACTGAAGATAGACGTTACAAAACTTGGATTACTGGTTCAGCTGGTGGTGCAAGAACATCTTCTTTGGATGCAATGACAGTTAACTTCTTGTCAGAAAGAGCTGTATGTACTTTAGGTGCAAACAACTTCTTCTTGTTTCAAGACTAGTAACTAATAATATAGGGGAGGACTAACCTCCTCCCCTTTTTTTTAATTTTAATTAAATTTTATATAATGAAAACAAAACAAAAAGCAGTAGCTAAAAGCTACAGACTATTAAGTGAATCAGCACCATTATCCTTGATGCTAAGTTCACACCATAACCACCGTACATCTTTACTATATTTTGATGAGGAGAAGGGTATTAACCGTCCTCTTCGTTATGCACGAAACCAAAGGAGTCCATTCGAGGATGAACAGGATGGTAACGCTATACTAGAACCTATTATTTTCGAGGATGGTTTCCTACATGTAAGTAGAGCTAATCAGGTACTACAGCAGTTCTTATCTTACCACCCAGGTAACGGTCAAATATTTGAAGAGATTAACGAGGCTAGAGATGCAGCGGAAGAATTAGAAATCCAAGAGATGATATTAGAGGCTCAGTTACTAGCACGAGATATGAATATATCTAAACTAGAAATGGTTTGTCGTGTTCTTATGGGGGCGAGAGCTGACAGTATGAGTACAGCGGAACTTAAGAGAGACGTTCTTGTGTACGCAAGACATAATCCAGAGGATTTTATAGATACTTTAAATGACCCTGCGTTACAGATGTATGACGATGTGGTTCAAATTTTTGCAAAAAACTTATTATCTAAACGAAATAAAGGTAGAGATATCTACTTTAATCTAAAGGATAACAAGACTAAGATACTAACAGTACCTTACGGGGAAGATGCTAGTGATATAATGTCCTCATACTTTCAGACAGATGATGGTGTAGAGACATACAAGTTATTAAAGCAGATGCTCAAGAAAAAATAACCATAGAGAAGGCACCTTAAATAGGGTGCCTTTTTTTATTTATCTTTGTACTTTATTAATCATTAATTTTTTTTTATTATGGTAAAGTATTTAAGTATTCCAGTTAAAAACGAGGCAAATCAACTTGTTCTAGTAAATGACATTGCTCTTGTAGAGCAAGCATCAACTTCTAAAGTTGAAATTCATTACACTTCAGGTAAAAAAGTTGAGGTTGCACATGACACTATGGCTGCTAACAATGAAGATGTTAGAGATAGAATCGAAGAGAATATCATTGATGTTCTTACTCAGTCTTGGACTAACCCATCTATTCAAGTAAGCTTTGGTGGTTTAACTGATGCTGCAGGAGGTGTGGTAGAAGTTACTGGATTAACATTCGCTTAGTCTTAATTAATTTAAGAAGTTTAGAGGTCTACTAAAAAAGTAGGCCTCTTTTTTTTGTTATCTTTGTGGTATGAATAAATATCTAATTTTTGATTCAAGGAATGACGGGGTGTTGTTCCTACCGTTAGGTACAGGTGTGGTTCCACAATACATAAGTTCAACAGAGATAAGGATACATGTAATGCCAGGTAGTGCTTATGGTGCTACGTCTGCTGTTATTACAGGCACAGGGTTAACTCAGGGGTTTGTTGCTAATATAATTGCAGCTATCCAGAGGTTAGCAGATGAGCCTGCTTTAAACTACTTACAACCTACCGTACCGTCTGATGTTGTGCTTAGTGACTGGACTATTTAAGAATCTAAAGGCTCCTCTTTTTTTTGTTATCTTTGTAGAAATGTTTATATAATATGGCGGCATCAATAAATGAAGTAAGAAATACTGTATTAGCGATAGCAAATAAAAATAACTACGGATATATATCACCACAAGATTTTAACTTATATGCACAGCAGGCTCAGATGGATATGTTTGAGGACTACTTCTACTCATATAACAACTGGATACAGCGACAAAACGCTCGCCAATCAGGTACAGGGTATGCGGATATAGAGAAGGGATTGGTTGAGGTAATAGATAGTTTTTCTACACAGGTTTTTTTAACACAGTTTAACGCTAACATATTCTCTTTACCAAGTAACTACTACTTAGTTAATAAATTATTTTATTACTCAACACCTTTATTTACAGGGACTATAACAGGGACTTCACCAGGGAATGTGATTACAGACTCAACTCAGTCTGCAGTGTGGACTAATGTTCCTAACTCAAACCCAACACCACCTATAGGTAGTATTATAGTAAACACAACTACACTAAAGGAGGCTTACATAACAAAAGTGGACGCACCTAACACAGGAGCAGTATCCGTTAGTGCTGATATATTCACTATAGGAGATAGTTATGTTATATACTCAGACACAAAGATTAGGGAGGTAGAAAGAGTTAACCAAAGTAAAATATTTTTACTTACCAACTCTATGCTTACAGCACCTACAAAGACATACCCTGCATACGTGTTAGACGGTAACAAAATAACAGTATACCCTACAACAATAACAAACAAAGGTGCTATACGAGCACAGTATATAAGATACCCGTTCACTCCTAAGTGGACATATGTAGACTTAGGTACAGGAGGTGAACCTGTATTTAACTCTAGTCAGCCTGACTTCCAAGACTTTGAGTTACCTGACTCTGATGAACCTTTACTTATAGCAAAGATTTGTCAGTACGTTGGTATAGAGATTAGAGAGGCAGACGTATATAACTTCGGAAAGGCTGAAGAGAATAGTGACTCACAAGAAACATTTTAAACATGGCATATATTACAGATTATCAATACTATGAGAATGGGCAGAATGTCCCAACAGATGCTAACTGGGGTTCATACCAATACGTTAGTTTAGAGGATATTGTAAATAACTTTATGCTGATGTATCAGGGTAACAATAGCCTTATCAATAATATAAACAGGTACCAAGTTTTATTTCACGCAAAGAGAGGGATACAGGAGTTGAACTACGATGCAATGAAAGAAATAAAGATATTAGAGCTTACCGTTTGTGACCAGCTTCGTTTCGTTTTACCTCCCGATTATGTTAATTGGGTTAGGATATCTAAAGAAGAGAACGGTATGTTGTTCCCTTTAACGGAAAACATACAAACCAATTGGAGTGGGGCATACTTACAGGACAATGACTGTCAGATATTATTTGATATAGACGGTAACGTGTTAAAGCCTGACAACTCATTCTTTGATAAGCAAAGATTAGACGGTACACAAAAGAATATGTACCTTGGAGACGGACCATATAACGGTCAGCAGGGATGGAATATAGACGGTAACTGGTACTTTGATTACAACATAGGTACTAGGTTTGGTTTAAATACAGAGACAGCTAACGTAAACCCTACATTCAGTATAAATAAAAAAGGAGGTGTTATAAACTTTACGTCAGGGATGTCGGGTAAGTTAGTTGTCTTAGAGTATGTGTCTGATGGTTTAGAGGCAGGAGATGACTCCGCTGTAAGTGTTAATAAATTATTTGAGGAGTTTATTTATGCATACATAAAATATGCATTGTTAAACGGACGTTTCGGTGTGCAGGAGTATATTGTAAACAGGGCAAGAAAAGATAAGTCATCTTTACTTCGTAACGCTAAAATAAGATTAAGCAATATTCACCCAGGTAGGCTACTACAAAATATGAGAGGTCAGAATAAATTAATTAAATAATATGGGTCAAGCAAAAACAACCTTTGTAAAAGGTAGGATGAATAAAAGCGTAGACGAACGCTTAGTCCCACCAGGAGAATATATAGATGGATTAAACGTTAGACTTGGTTCTACTGAGACCACTGAGATAGGGGCTGTAGAAAACTCTAAGGGTAACTCTAGGCTGACAAATTTAGAATATGCAGGTGCCCCTTTAGTAGGTACTGTTAGAACTATAGGTTGTTTCGAGGATGGTATTAACGAGACTATATATTGGTTTGTTCACAACGAGGATAATCCAAACTCTGTGGTTACAGGTGTGGTGGATATGATTATTTCATTTAACACTAACACTAATACATTAGTATATCACGTTATTAGTACTCAGGTATTAAACTTTAGCTTCACACACTTAATCACAGGAGTATCTAAGATAGAAGACTTATTGTTTTTTACCGATGACCTAAACCCTCCTAGAACAATAAATGTAACTAGAGACTATGCTTACCCTGTAGGCAGTTTGGATAATGTACTGGAAGAGGAGGATATAAGTGTAATTGTAAAGCCCCCAGGTTTTGAGGATTATGATACATCTGCTGGTCAGGTGGCTCCATTAGGTACACCACATATAGAACCTATTAACCTTCCAGGACAAGAGAACTATATGGATATAAGGTTCTTAAGCTTTGCTTATAGGTACCGATACGAAGATGGACAGTATAGTGCAACATCTTTATTTTCAACACCAGTGTTCGACCCAGGTCAGTTTAACCTAAGTAACGCTAATGTTTGGAACTCAGGTATGGAGAATGAGTTTAATGCATGTAATATTACATTCTCAACAGGAAGTAAAAGAGTTATAGAGGTGGACTTACTATACAAGGAAAGTACATCTAATTCTATATACGTAATAAACAGGTATGTAAAAGAACAGGAGGGATGGTCAGACAATGACTTCCACACTATTCAGTTTGCTAACAGTGAGATATATACGGTAATAGGTCAGGACGAGTTGTTAAGACTTTATGACAATGTACCTCGTGTAGCTAAGGCACAAACTATACAGGGTAATAGACTTATGTATGGTAACTACATAGATGGTTATGATATTAAGGCTACAGAGGGTGGTTCGGATATAAGGATAGATTACCAGGCAAACCCATACAGTCAACCGTTTAGTGATAAAGTAATATTTACTGGGGATAGTTCTAACCTAACTCAAGGAAACTACAATATTAGCGGGGCTTTACACCAAGAAGTTGATTCAGTAATTGAATTTGAGATGGCGGATGTGGCTGTGGGTACAGCTCCTATACCACAGGGGACTAATGTTATTATAGGCCTACAATTAAACCAGACTACTGCTACACAGTGTGTTGATTCGGGAACAAGTTCTCAGTGTGCGAATGTATCATTTCAAAATAGCCCTTTTGAGATAAGTATGACATTTACCTGTCCTGTACAATACAATACAGTGAGTGATATGCTTCAGTCTCCTGAGTTCAAAAATAGAATAGGGGGTAGTATAGCAGATGGCTTTACTGGTACGTCTGTTGTAAAATCACTATACCCATGTAATGAAAGTTCTCAGGGGGGTACTCTTAGTGATAAGTTTTATGCCCAAACGGAAAGCCCTATGTCGGGCACAGATTTAGTTTTAGTAAGCGGGGGTATTGATAATAATACAGCATGTCCTAACTCGTTGTTTGACACCACGCCATTCCCTATAGTGTGTGGGTCTAGTATACTATTAACGGGTACTACAACAGGTGCTGTAACAGGGTTTTTAACAGACACTAATGCTGATTTTCTTGCGGCTAATATAACTGCAGGAAACATAATAACAGAAGTAAGCACAGGACTAACAGCTGAGGTTGTAACTACAAACACAAACGACTTAGAACTATCTGATATAAATGGTGGTTTAGCTCTACTAGAGGTTGCAGGAGCTAGCTATCAAATAACATCTGGAGGGGGTAATACAGTAACCTGTCCAGCAGATGGTTTTAAATATACACATGTTGCTGGAGCAACAACATTTACACTACAGGTTCCTGCTACACGATACTTCTTTGCAGATGCTAATAGTACTACAGGTAACTTTTCTGAAGCGTATAGGTACTATAACTTCGGGGCTGCAGGATGTAAGGCTATTGTTAGCTCTACACCTAGTAGGTCTAGCCTTCACTCTAATAGAGACTATGAGGTGGGTATAGTATATATGGATGAGTATGGTAGAGCGTCTACAGTTCTTACTAGCTTAGATAGTACAATGTTTTTTAATTCAGGTACATCCACAAGCAAGAACCAGATACTAGTAAACCTAAGTAACCTACCTCCGTACTGGGCGAAAAAATATAAGTTTGTAGTAAAGCCTGGGCAGGGGCCTTACGAGACTATATACTCTAGAAGATTTTATAAACAAGACGGTACAGGTAATGGTACAACAAGCCTACCTATTTCTACAACTAATGACCCTAGCTTAGTATGGTTTAAGCTTGAGGGGCAGAATACTAATATACTAAAGGTTGGTGACGAGCTTATTATTAAGGCTGATTCAAATGGCTTTGTTTCAACAGAGATTAAGAGTGTAATACTTGACATACAAGCCTTTTCAGGGGGAGGTATATCTTCAATTCAAGATTCAGAGGCAGGTTTATATATGCTTTTAAAGCCACAGGGTTGGGTTGCTAATGATGACAACAATATAGAATATTCATACGGTCAAGATAATTGGGAAAACGACTTTACTGCTACTGCATTTTCAACAACAACTACTACAAGCCAAGGGGCTCCTCCAAACTCACAATTTATATCTCTTTGTAATGCTGACTTTGGAGTAAACAATCCTGCACCATTTTTTGCAGGGGCTGGGGTTTTAGCAGACCCTTTTGCTTATGGATACCCATTGTTTGATACAGCTACTAACCAAAACTACCCTATACCAGCAGGGACATCTATAACAATAAATCTTGGTGTAACAAGAGGTAAACAGGGGATAGATTGTACTAGAAAAATACTGTATGAAAGAACCT